ATGCGTCTGAGTCTTCATGCCAAACATAAAGTTGCATGGTGTCTTGGGAGTTATCAAACCACAGCGAGCCGTTACCGACCTCATCCTCTTCTGGGTCAGGAGCTTCATCTTTAATGATGACAACGCCATCAGGGACTTCAGCAACAAACAACACCCACTCAAATACAGTGGCGTCATCTTCTGTAGGCGTCCATAGATAAAGGTCTAAACCCTCTGGGTCTGGGTTGTCGTAATCAAAGCTAGGGTCTTCAACCTTGTACCACTGATCGCCGACCTCTAAATCATTAGGCTCTCCGTCCTCTGCGTATGGGTACTCTGTTGGCTCGTCCTCGGCATAGATAGGTAGCCTGTCTTCTGGAAGCTCCGGAGCCTCTGGCTCTTCCAGCAAGCCCTCAATGGCGTTCCAAAGAAATCGGTTAACCTCAAGCTGGTTGTTTAGCTCTGGCACGTCCTCAGCAGACTTAAAGCGCCCCTTGGAATCACGGAACACCACACTGCTGTTAGTAGCAATTAAGTCAGTAGTAGCTGGAGACCACTCGCCTTGGTTACTGCCATCTGGCTCTCTGTAAACTAACCAACTGCCACCATGAGTATCAGTCGGTCGCCTCACGTACTTTGATAGGTCAACCGTCCCGCCGCCGCCACCACCACCAGACTTGTAGTGAACCTCACGGCTTAGATTGCCCTCACTGTCTACAAGCGGCATCTCAACTGTGTAGCTAGTGCCGTCAGTCAGATACATGACAACAGAGCCATCAACACTGTCTTGGTCAATGCGCGCAATGCCTACGCCATCATCACCATCAGCACCCTTGACACCCTTGTCGCCTTTCTTACCTTGATTACCCTTGGTTCCTGCTGGGCCTTGCTGACCGTCATTACCTCTTGGACCCTGCGGTCCTTGAGGGCCGGTCTCACCCATTGGGCCTTGCTCACCTTGAGGGCCAATAATTCTTTTAACGTCTCCGATCTCAGTCCGTGCTATTTCGGCACGAACGAGATTTAAGATCTCAACTAATGTGAAATCACTCATTGCAGTGGTCCATCCTTCTCAATGGTTACTTGACCTAACATATCCGAGCTATCGGAAATCATCTGCTGTAATTGCTGTTGCTCTTGCTGTTTGCGCAGAGCGTCTTCCTGATCCATTTGCATCTTGCTAGCGCGCTCTTGCTTTTCTGTATTCCAGCGGTCTTCTTCCATCATCATCTGGGCTAGGCGAATCTTTTTCTCAAAGTCGTCATCAACCTTGCCATCCTTGTCTTGATCGCTGTACTTCAAGACTGCCTCTTTTGGAATCATGTCTGTCTCAACAGCGTACTTAGCGGCCCGCCCCTTAGCTTCTTCAGCCTGCGCCATGAGTACAGCGGTCTGAGCCTGCTGTAGCTCCATCTGTGATTGCATCTGAGCCTGTTGCATTTGCTGAGCTTCGGGGTTGGGCTGACCAGCTTGGTCAATAACGGCCAGCAACTTCTCTTTTGAAGTCACGTTCATGTGCTCAATGATGGCTTTTATCATCGCGCCATGAGCTGGTGACTGAGGAGGGATAACCTGAAGGATTTGGGCTAACTGCTGGACTTCATACTCACGCGCGATAACGCCCAATGAGCTGATAACAGAGAAGTGGTAATCCTTTGACGGATACTTCTCTGGATCGAACTGCATGTATCTCCAAGCCGTTTTCTTGATTAAGGGCTTGAAGAAGGATTCTTGGAAGTTGACCAGAGTGCGTCTCTGGCGCTTCATAACCGCGCCCATGCTCATTGAGATACCAGCGGCAGTTGTGTCACTAGACGGGCCTTTCGCCATCTCAGCGGCGTCCTGCGAGCCGGTAGCCTGTTGAACCATCATCTGTAGGTTCTGAGCTTGATTAAAGCTGATCTGATCTACCTGACCAAACTTAAACGGCATGATCGACTCTTTAGGATCGCCGTTAGTCAGGATCATCTTGCCGGGACGGACCTCAAACTTGTCCCCTCTGGGAATTCTCGTTGCGTCCACCGCCATCATGGGGTGTGTCGTCAAGGCCAGTGCATCAATCCTTGCTCTCATTTCGGCGTCTAACGCCTTCTGAGACATATAGCCCTTCTCACATACCCCGCGCCCCCAGAACCTTGATGGCACCACGTCCCATGGGAAGGCCGCTATAGGACGATCCTGACACATGTAGGGATTGGCCTGCGCCTTGAGGATTTGTCCGTTAGCGATCACTACGACGGCCTCTGTGTACTTACCATCTTCCAGCAAATCAGAGTCAACGCCTTCTTCTTTTAGCTGAGCAGTGGGTACTAAGCCGTAATAGCGTTTTATTCTGACCTTTCTGATTGGCTGAACAGCGATTTCAGAGTCAGCATCAATGTCAGGGTCGCTGGCGTCCATACCAATGACTGCATCACGGTAAACACCAGACTCCTGCAACTGCTCAACAGTGTGAATAGAGACAAACTCCTCAATACACACCCCCATAGCACTAGATACACAGGTAGCAGTAGGGTCAATCAGGAAGTTTTTAGGCTGGACAGGATTGAGTTTGACAATAGGCCGTGATTTCTCTTCAACGCCATACTCAACAAGGTTGGCTTCCTGCGGCATACCCTCCATTTGCTGTGTAGCAGGGACATATTCCTTGGAGTCTTCAATAACCAGCTCACCAATGCCCGTACCATAGACTGCGGCATTGATAAGAATCTCGCCAATAGCGGCTCTATAGTTAGCTCGCTCCAAATCCTTGTGTAGTTGATCCCTGACAGCGATAGATTCGGCCTGAGTGGGCTGACTCGGGCCGCCCATTGGTGGCATTGGTGTGTTAGGGCCACCACCCATCCCCGGCATAGGCATCTGGGGTCCATTCTGGGGTTGTTGGCCTATCGGGGGTGGGGGTGGATTCGATGAACTGTCCTCAATGTCAAACATGAACGCCTGACTAAAGGAGGCAGTCTCAATTTCTGCTACGGCAGACTCAACGGCCTGCTGTAAAGCTGGGGCAATAATCTTGGAGCGCTCAGATTGACGGGTTTTGTCGTTCTCAGCCCAAATACCACGCCACAATCTGTAGTATTCGTCGTGCTTGTCCTCATAATTTCCCTCATAGTGGTGCCTCCACTCAAGGGTAAGAGTTTCAATCCAGTCACATAGGCCGTGCTCTACGCCTATATGCTCTAAATTCTCATATCTGCCTTCATATTTAGCCATTTAGAATCCTACGGCATCCTCTAAGGGTTCCCACTCATCATCTAGCTCAATGCCGTCTAGATAAGCGATTTGTGCGATCTGGTCGCAATAAGCCAGCGCATCGATAAGGTCGTCATGGACAAGGGTGGAAGGAAAATTTGACGCCTCATCAACAAACCGCTCATTCCAATCTCCTTTTTTTAAAGAGATCATGCCGTTTTCAAAGCGTCCCGCTAGCGCCCACGCAATCCTGTCTTCCTTTTTCTGGTTGCCGTGGGTAAGGAGTTCCACGCGGAACAATCGTCCACGCCTTCTCATCAGGTCTGACATGGGAGACATCACCGCTTGTTGGGCGATCCCCCTTTCCATGCCGACCTTTATCGGTTTGTACTTTTCTACTGCGTCAAAAATCCTTTGGCACGTTTCATCCAGCGACCATTGCCCATAAATGATGTCTTCAACCCACCACTTACCTGATGAGGAGACCTTAGTGACAGCAATAGCGGAGTTGTCACGCTTCTTAGCTTTGCGTTGGCCCTGCTGTTTGAAGCCGGCTAGGTCAATAGATATGTAGTGGTCGCCGGGTTCATTGGCTTTTTCGTGATAAATGAAGTTATCGGGGTCAAAAAGCGATCCAGTTCTCGCATCAAAGCTCGCCATAAACTCCTGATGGAAGGCGTAGGACGGCAAAGTCTGCCTTGCGTGCTCAATCTCTGACTTGGGAACTAATGGGTTATCAAATGAGGTGTAGTGGAAGGCTTCCCAGCCATCCCATGTACTGGCACCCTGATACATATCATAGAAGTGGTTACGGCCTTCGGGGGTACCGATGGCCAAAAGGTCGCCCTGACGGTCTGCCAGAGCGGGTCTTAGGATGTTGTCGAATACATCTGGCTTGCAGAATGCGTACTCATCCAAAACCAAGTATTTAAGGCTAACTCCTCTTAGGGTATCGGGTCTATCAGCACCCTTAAGGAAGATAGTGTTACCACCAGCTAAGGTGATTTCTAGGTTGTTGACATGGCTACGCTCAATAATCTCTGAAGCTATGTCGAAAATGGTGTGCCACATGATATCGCGCGCCTGCCCCTGTGTCGGAGCGACATAAAACACCTTCCCCTCCTCTCCATCTAAAGCTTTTAGGATAAGAGAGATAGCGGCTAGATATGATTTACCTGTTCTACGGCCAGCGGCCACCACCTTAAAGCGAGCATCAGACTCCATTACGGTCTGTTGCCAAGGCAGTAATGACAGATTCAGGTTAGTCATGCGTAGGTATCAATCGCACGACCCTTAGTGGGGTCTGTTGAGGGCGTCGTATCGGCGGCTTTAGCCACATACTGCTGTTTAGAGGAGTCGGCAGGTATTTCGCTATTTGCCAAAGCAATAGGGTCCATTGCTGGATTAGACGCACCGGCCACAATGCCAGTTGGATTCTGGAATTGGTTAGGCCATCGGACGCCTGCGACTTGAATAGGGTCAGTCGCCATTTCATTGGATACTCACAGGCGCATCACGATTGTCAGAATCGTTGCTTATATCTTTTTCTTCTATGGTAGAAACTTGTAGTCCACTGATGTTGATCTGCACAGCGGAGGATTTCTTGGATTCGGACGAAAACGACTGTGTGGGCAAGATCTTGTCCGTAATTGCCTTCATTGCCTGCATTTGACCGTCGTGGTCATCGTCCATGGCAATATCAAAGAGCTTTTCGATTAGCGGCCCCAGCTTCTTATGACTAAGAAATTGAGCTTTTAGCTCATGCAGGCGCTCTGTCTGTTCACGACGAGACATAACCGGCAGGGCTTTCATGCCATTATGAGTTAGCCCAGCCTTAGTCTTAGCTTTCCGCGCTTCACGCTTAGCTTTATGGGCGGCGGCTTTATCGTCTAATTCAGCCATATCAGCGCTCTGCGTGATAGTTGATGTTAGGTATAAGGTGAGGCTTGCTTATAGCTTTTGGTTCTTTAATGCCTTTTTCCTGACGATAACTCCGCCTTACTCTTGCGCGGTGCTTGTAGTAGTCAAGGTTGGCTTTGATGTGGTTCTTTTCTGGGCAAGACTGTATTTCACCGCCTTTAGCTAGATAGGCGGCCACAGCCTCACTGACTTCTTCCTGCCTTTTGGCGGCTTGTTCTAGCAGTTCAGTGCTAGTCATAAGCGTAACTGTCCTACTTTCATAACCCTTATGCTAAATAGTAATAAACAAATAAGCAATACCTATTGTGCTTATTTCTGTCTAGGTGTATTGTGCTAGTCAGGATATATCACGGGGCCGAGGACCGGGAAATCCGGTAGACCGTTTTCGGACAATGGCACAGCCCGCCTAGCCAACGAGAGCAGTAGCTAGGGTAGACACTGAACACCAGTGATTGATTTGTGGGAATCCTTTTAGCTCGTCAGATTTAGTCTTTTTTCACTGTTTCCGCAGTGTGTCGTGTTGTTCGTTAATTACAGAATCGTAGTAACCCTAGTAGTTCAGGGTTCTACCTAACGAAGTATCCCTCCTTTTTTTTCGGAATTTACCTCTAGTAAATCTGGGTGGGACCTCCAGCCCTAGATGCCGACGCACCCCCCTCCCCCCGGTGGACCCACGCTGGTGGATGTACGGTTTGGACTGCTCACCGCAGGGCCGCAGGACCGAGGACGGAATAAACTGCGCCATCAGCGCAACTACAACCCCCAGTGCTGGGTAAACACGGGAGTGGAGACGGGAGCCACCCACCACTATTAACCACCATCGAGAAGTCCGATAGATAATCGGGAACCAATCGGATACCACGATTGCCGATCATGGCCAGATATGACTGCTAGATCAAAAGGATGGTAGCGCGGGCAAGCCCTGATAACTGCACTCTTTATGACGGTGGATGCTACGGGTTATCCGGTGCGTTGATTGCCGCCGGGAACCCTGTATCCCGTCTGTATGCAACCCCAGCTAAATAGGAGGAGGGTAGGCATTTTGTGCTAGACCGAAACGGTATAAGCCCCCCTATTGATAGTTTAACACGGTCTATTAGGGTGGTAATAATACATAGTATTGTACTAGCTAATGTGAGACTATATGGCTGTCGGTTAGGTATGAAGCCTGCCCGACTAAATTCTAACCACGGAGAAAGATTATGACAGCAGTAATCCGAAGAAAGACATGGGAACAACGCCAAGACGACAAGATCACGGCAGAATACGTTCGACTCTCAAACGAAAACCGCGCGCTCAAAATTGATTACAACTCTGCGATGGAGCAGTTGCACGAACTGCAAATCCGTATTGAAACAGTGCTCGAAACTCTGAAGGGGGTGCAATCATGAGCGCTGAATTCCGATCACTGGTGAAGCTGGCTTTGTCGGCTCCCATCACCAACCCTAAGTTGATAATGTCCTGCGTTGATGAAGACCGAGAGCTAGGCGACCTTCACGATTGGTCAAATGATGTTGACTCACTGGTTAAGGCGTTTGAGTCGCAGGGCGACTGCCTGCTAGGTCTGAGATCTGATGAGACTAGCTTTGGCGCGTTCATGTGCATCGACCAAGGCGACGAGCCTAACGATCTAGTCGTAGATTTTAGCGACAACAAAGTGCTAGACGACATTCACACTGCTTGGATGGCAAAAATATACGCCTAATCCGTGGTGGGCCGCCTGTCCCCTCAAAACAGGCACTATCTTTTGAAAGGAGATGAATATGCGAATCACTAAGACAATGTGCCAGAAGCAGGTTGACTACCTAAACCGCACCATTTTCGGAGATGCGGAAACATACCGCAAAGACGAGGACGGCCGGTGGCGCTCAATACCAGAACGCTACATCATCGACCACAGTTATGGCGGTTACAGATTGTGCCGGTACTGCAACGAGGGCGGCGGGCAGATGGATATAACAAATTACCGCATGACAGCGCGCGAGCTTTATTACGTCCTCACTGGTATCAATACCGTGCTAAATCTTGACGCGCATAAACCCCTGCTCAATTCTATGGCTTATGCCGAGGGGGTTTCCTGTGCCCAGCACTAGCACGAAAGTTATATGTCGCTGTGATGTCTGCGGCAATGAGATGTCAGAGCAAAACGATGGCTCGTTTATCTGCTGGCCTGATTCCAACCGCATACCCAGTGACCAGCTTTACCGGTA